CTGGGTCTTGCTTGCATTTAACAAATTCAATGACCTGCTCCTCTGTAAATTCATGAGGAGTATTTGCTTTTTTTAAATTTGGATTACCAAGGTATACATTATCATTCATAATTTATCAGCAGTTCCAACGTCTACGTGCTTGTCTTAATCTACTATCTGGATCTTTTGCTGCTTTTGGAAACTTCTTCATTTGACCTGCACTTCTTGCACAATAACTCTTTCTACGATTTGCTGCTTTACTTCCTTTCTTTAATTTAGATGGTTTTGTTGTAACAGCAGTTTTTAATTTTGAACCTGGATTTCTACGACGATATGCTTCAACACCTTTTTGTGTCATTCCAGCACCTGATTTTGTGGGTCTTTTGTGTCCTGACTTGACACTCATACCCTTCATATCATCTTCTTGCAACTTTTTTGAGTCGTCCTTATCCTCATAACCCAGTTCATCTCTCCAATCTGAAAACTCTTCTTTCTTCACGCAGTTTGGATATCTCTTCCCAAACATAGTTTTCATACCTTTCTTTTCATAACCTTTCCAACACTTTTCATCTAATTCAACTTCTTCATACTTATTTCTACCTGATGGTGAAGGTTGTGTGCTATCAAAATGAGGATTGTTTTTAGCAGCGTCAGATTGTGCATCTCTTTTCTTAGTCAGCATCTTTGCTTTCTTATCAAGATAATTTTTCATTTCAACTGACTCTGATTTATTACCCCAGTTTGCAGCACCAACTTTACGACACTTAACTAATGCACCTGATGCATAAGCACTTGGCCACACAGAGTATCTTGATTTAACCTTATGATAGCAAGCATCTTTTGTACCACTACCCTTACCTTTCTTATCTTTTGCTTCTCCTAAAACTATCTCATCTCCTACTTCTACATTATTCTCTGTAAACCAACCACGATTTGCTTCGATTGCAAATAATACTTCACCGTCTGAATATACTGGTAAACTACTATATGGTTTTAACTCTTTAATACTTTCGATAGTTCCATTTTCTTTCACAAAAGCAATATCAAGAGGAATACGGGTATTTTTCATATGGAAAGAATGATGTCCAACTTCTTCAAATATAAAAAGCATTCCTTTATCAATATCTAAACTTTCACGGAACATAAGTCCTAATCTAAACAATGCATCACTCTTTGGAATCTCTACTAATAATGGTAGATCAATATACCCTTCACTTGTTGTAGTTGTATGTTGCTCGTCAGGTGTATTTGATGTAAGATTTTTTTTAAGTTGTTTCTTAGAAATCTTTGGTCCTCCTATTGGATCACCATATTCATCTCTTTTCATTTCTTCACTCATTTTCTTCTTTTTATCAGTTGAAACGTATGTTGGTTTTGCAGCACCAGATTTTGCTTGTTGACCAGGATCTGCTTTCTTTTTTCTTCTTGAGGCAGAGAGTCTTTCTGACTTACTCATACTAGCACGTTTTGAAGATGATACACATTTAGGTGTACCCTCACCAGGTTTGTCACTCGCACAAGTTCCTCCAGTGACAACATTGACCCAACCAGGTTTGCCATCTTTAGATTTTGAACCTTTGAACCACTTATGAAGTGAACCTTCTTTTACAGATTGCTGAAATGCTTTTTTAACTTCAGACACACCGATAACATCGATAAACTCTGCAAAAGTTTCTCCATTTGAATCTTCAATAGTAACTGAATTACTCATTAGAATTAAGAATCCTCTTTATTATTTAGTATTCCTTGCTTTAACATTTTTGATAGTTCAGATGTTGAACCAACAAACAAAGCATTATTAGTAACTGTATTTGGTGATTGTTTCTTATCTTCATCTACATCTTTAACTTTCTTTTGAAGTTCCATCAATTTATCAGTCGTGTCTGCAACTGATTTTATAATCTGTCCAGCAACTTCATATGCTCTTGGACTTGCAGTTTCACCTGCAACTTCTAATACACCATTTAATGATTCCTGACCCTTTTCGATTAATGAATATAGATTAGCACGGGTATAATCATAATCTTTTTTAACATCATCAGTTTCAGTTTTTTTCACTTTCTTAGGTGTACTGACTGGTTTAATATCAATCGCACTAGTTGTATTCAAAGCATCATCAATCGAATCATAGTTAGTCATGGTATTCATTAGATATCTTTTTGTTGTGTTGGACTAAATGATCTAGAATCATTGAATACTTCAAGATTGCCATTAAATCCAAAATCATCATCAGGTTCAACAAGTAAATCGTCAGCAGCAGTTAGTACGTCAATTGATGCTGGTGCAACGTGTGTTGATGCAGTGCTTTGGTATCCCCTGAACACTGTAATTGTATTTGCATCAACGATTTCTTTGATCTTCATGATTTCTTTATCTATAATAATTCTCATACCAACTGATAAGGCAGCAGTTGAAGTGATATTAAATCTTGTTTTAGTTTTACTTAAATCTGTCTTTAACTCTGCTGTATTATCGTTATCATAATCTTGAAGTGCCTGTGGAGTTGCAGTATACCTCAACTCTCTTCTTGCATTCTCAGTATCAACAGAAGCATGATAATCAACCTGAACTTTCTTGATAAGACCTTCACTAGAATCAGATACAGGACCAAAGAGATATGTCTTAGCAGTAAAGTTTAAAGTGTATATTAATGCCCTTCTAGTTGCAAAATCTCCTTCATAATCATCCTGAAATGATATATTATCCAATACGATTGGAATATCTCTTTTCTCTCCAATTACCTTTACAAGATCTACAGTAACATTAAATGATGGTTGAAAATAAGGTAATATTTGTTCTACAATCTGTAATGCATCATCATTTAACTTCACAAGAATATTTAATTCAAATCCAATATTATATGGAACAGGCATGAATACTTTTCTAAGTTTATTTCCATCAGTTGCTTTAAATGTTTGTGTTATTCCAGATTTTCTTGTCGCATCATATGCAATATTAGTAGTTTCAAATGACATTCTTGGAAGTGTAATTTGAGTTGCACGATTTAAATCTGCTTGTTGCTCTAATCTTGCTAAGAATTTTTGCATAGGTCCATATGCAAGTGGCACTCTTAAATCACTTGTTTCTTGACCTGAACCATCTCGATGACGAATATGAATATCATTGAAGATCGTACCAAAAGAAATTATGGTTTTTCTTAGTATTTCGTGGTAGTAATAAGTCCCTAACATTAGAATGTACCGAATGGATTACCTTCTGAAAAATCAAGTATATCGTCTGCTTCAGATTCAATAACTTCGTTTGACTCAAAGGTTGTGTCTTGGTTATCTTCATCGAAGAAATCAAGTGAATAATTTGTCATCACGGAAGATCCAAATGAAACTACAGTTGTGACACCAGTAGTATTTAACGATAATTTACTTATGTTAATTTGACCTGCACCAATATTTGTAACAGTTGCTCCAGTTCCTATGACAGATAGTTGACCAAATTCTAGAGTATTTAACTCTTGATTTAAACTAATACCAGATGTGTTAATACCTGTAATTAATGTAGTTGTAACACCAATTGTTGCAACAGTAGTCAAACCAACAATAAAGTGTGTGGATTCAGTTGCTTGAATAGTTTCGCCAGGAATAAATGCTTTTTGTGTTGATCCAATGCCAACATTTGATATTTTAAGAATTTTAGTATCAGTATCCCATTCTTTAACTCTTGCTTCAATACCAGAAGACATGCCTCTAATAACCTCTCCTCTTTCAAAATTACCAACACCACTAATAAGTGATGGATTCGCAATCGTTATGGTTGGAGCAACAGTATATCCAATACCTGCATTTTTAAGAAGAATATCAGATATTGTATTGTCTGCTAATAGATTTACTTCTGCAGCAGCTGGTGATGTGCTAATTCCTGTAATTGTTACGATAGGTTTCGCAGCATAACCAACACCGTTGTTAGTGATTGTAAAGTCAACAATACCAAAGTTGGATTGCTCTACAGCAGCAGTTGCAGCAGCACCTACACCACCTCCTCCTGTAATTGTGACTACTGGTGGTGTTATATAACCAGCACCTGCATTAGTAAGTAATATTCGATCAATTGAGAATATACCAGATCTTGTAGTTGTGATCGCAACAGCAGTCGCATTTACATTACCTGCAACAAATGGAGCAGTTGAAATTGCAACATTTGGTGTACTTGTATAATTATATCCATCATTATTCCACACGATTTCACGTATGTAACCTCTACTTGATGGATTTAGTTGTGCGTTAGCAGTTGCTGTTACACCAGTTCCAATTAATTGAAGAGTTGAAATATATCCTGTATCTTCAAGTTGAGAATCAATTATATCAATACCAGTATCAATAACCTCATCCTCATATTCAAATAGTTCACATTTAAGTTGATATACGTAATTTTTTCCTAACTGGTAGAAAGGTTCTTCATGTTCTACAAATTTAACTTCAAATAATCTTGCTCCAAGTGGAAAAAATATGATATCTCCTTCACGAGGTCTTGATGCTAACTCATAATCATCGTCTGATTCTAAAAATGGTGATATAAAATCTTCAAATCTTTCTCTTGATATTGTGAGAGTTACTTCATCTCTTAAACTCACACCAAACTTGGTCATAATGTCTCCCTGACCACTATAACCTTCATA